TTAGTTCATTACGATGATATTTATAATAGATTTTATGTTTAATCCATGGAATCATGCTAACCTTCCAAAACGAGAAACCCCTGACGAAAGTTGACCCATAACACTTTCAGATGGGGTTTTTTTATTTAGAATGACTTTAAATTGTGCCATAATTAACTTTTTAATTGTTGACTTACATATATATATTTGACAATGTAAAAAACATAGGATTATTATGGAATACAAAAGAGTAAAAATCAAGGGGTACGAAGATTATGAGATTGATAATGTGGGTAATGTATACTCACTAAAGAACAATAATCGTACTAAGAACACATCAGGAAAGTTATCTAATAGAATTACAGGCGATGGGTATCATCAAGTAAGTTTATACGACAATCCTGTAAAGCCAAAACAATTATTGGTACATAGATTAGTATGGGAAACATTCAATGGACCTATACCAAAGGGAATGGAGATTGACCACATTGACCACAGCAAAACAAATAACGCACTGAACAATCTTCAATTGATGAGTCACGTTGATAATGTAAAAAAGGCTTGGGATAGAAGAGGTAGGTCTACAATCAAACCTATTATCAAAGATTGGTTGGAAAGAGGATACTCAAGAAAGTTTATAGCTGATAATCTTGGTGTAAGTCAACCATATATCAGTATGGTTTCTAATGGTAAGAGATAAAACTTAACAATTTTTTAACATTGGAAGTTTGGTAGAGTCAAAAAAAAGTCGTACTTTAGTATAGTAATAATGAGGGTGACACCTCGATAACCAAAAAGTAAAATTATGATGAACACAAAACAAAATCCTACTGCTGCTCAGTTCGAGGAACTGGCTTCAGAGGTTGGTAACTTAGTTGTTACTATGGAAGAAATGATGTCCCTTTTGAAATGTGACTTCACAGGGTGGAACATCTCAGAGAGTATGTCACAACTCGCTTACGAACTCAAGCGTTATAACGATAACAAAGAGAAGAAGTAATGGAGTATATAGAGACATTGAAGAATAAACTTACCACTAAGGAACTTGACCTTATGAAATATGGTGGTTTTGAGTACGATAGCTTTGTAGATGATGTTACTGAAGCTATGACAAACAATCAGTTTGATGATAACTTTATATTTTATTCTCCACCAGGTTTTGCTAAGACTTGGACTGTAAACGAGTTAGCTGAAAAATTAAACATTCCACTTATTAAGTTTGATGGTAGTTTTGGGTTATTCTCGTTTGCAGCTGACCTTGCTTCCGTTTCATTACAAGCGCCAGATGATGATAGTAAGATTTATTGTTTGTTGGATGATTGTGATAGTTTGTTTGATAAAAAGAACCTAAACTACTCTAAAGGTATCTTTGACCAAAAGAGAAAGGTTCTTGCTTATGGTATGTCAATGCCACCTGCTTATCATATGTTGGATGATATTCAAAAGGAAGCTATTGATTCATTTAAGACACCAGGTCGTAGTGGTTTCCGTATTCCTACTGACCGATTTGTATTCATCGTACTAACCAACAAACCATTTTATAGTGTGAATGATGTAGAGAATGCAAGTGATAGTAAGAAAGAATACTACATGGGACTGAATGCTATTAGACGCCGTGTGGAATATAAAGACCTTGTTTTTGACAAAGGTGTTGATTGGGGATATTGTGCACATATGATGATGACCAAGCCAGTATGTGAGAAGATATATCCTAACATTAGTTTGGAACAAAAGTTGGAAATCTTACGATTCACATCAAGACATTGGGATATCATTACTGATAAAAACCTTTCAGTCATTGATAAGATGACCAAACAAATGATTCGTTTTCCAGAGAACTACTATGACCGATGGGTATCTAAATACACCGAGAAGTAATGAGTTGGATTGACAATATCAATAAGCAGTTAGAAAAAAATCGTGAGTCCCTTCGTAAGAAGGGCTACGATGATAAAAAACTCGCAGAACAACATCGTGGTGAAACACAAGGTAAAGTAAACGCCCAATCTGGCCATATGGATACCATTCGTCATATTGGTGCTCCTTTAGGTGGTAAAATTGCCGGTACAATCCAAGGCTCTAAACAATATGTGTGTCCTAATTGTGGAGATAGTGGTAATAGTAATGCTTGGAAGGGAAAACACTTTGACAATTGTATTGGTAAGGTTTATCAGTACGACAAAGTTACGAAAGAGCTGGTAGGGATTTATTCATCTACAAAAGAAGCTATTGAGACTAATGGTAACATTTGGAAAAGACAATTAATCAACAATGTAATCATAGATAAGAAGAAATCAGCTTATGGTTTTATTTGGGAGAGAAAACTTTAATTAAAAGTTTAACAATTTTTTAACATTGCAAGTTTGGTGGACTGAAAAATAATGCGTATCTTTACATAGTAATGATGAGGGTGTGTTCTCCTCCTCGTCAAAGTGAGAACGAAACTGAAAAATAAAAAATGAAAAATTTAAAAAACAAAAATGTTGAGGTGTCTTTTGAGAAAACACCAGAGTATTATCATGAGCAAGGATTTCGTATCTTTTGGAAAGACAAACCATCAGATGTATTTGATACTTACGCAGAACGAACAAAGGTCTACAAACGAGAATCCAAGTGGATACCTTGTTGGGAGGAGATTGTAAAGTCTTTCAATGATAAAACAACACCAAATGATATTGGTAAGATTGTAAGTAAGTATGGTGTATCTTATGGATTTTATTTAGCAGGATAATAATATGAGTGATAGTATGGTAAATTACAAAGGTAAACAAGTAGAGTTTGGAACACTACCAAAGAACGAACAAAAATATCGATGGGCATTGTTTATTGAGAGTGATGGTTATGAGAAACGATTAACCAACAAACGAGTAAAAGAGTTATCAGATAAGTATGGTATAGGGCATACTATGGAATATATAAAAAATTCAAATAAAAAGTAAAATGAAAAAAGAAGACCAAGAATGGGTAGACGAAACCCTACAAGAAGCACTTTGGGAAGGTAAAAGAAAAAGTTTTAATGAAGTTTGGAATTTTGACTACCACCCATCTCCAAGATTAGTTGAAAGAGAAGATATTATAGAAGCTAAAGAAGTCTTATTAGATGTATTTAATGATTGGTTAGCATATCAAGAACATATGATACCCTATGTGTATGGTGAACAAGATAATATTGACGATTTCTTAGATACTTTCACACCTTCAGCACAAGTATTGCTATTTGCAGATTACCTAAATGGATGGGCTGAGGGTCATTGTAGACCTTCAAAATAACCTAACTCCAGCGTCTCTCTACTTCGGGAAAGGGTGGGGACTAAAAAAGTTTAAAAATAATTTGGAAATTTAAAAATAAAGTCGTATATTTGTAATATATTGTTTCAAAAGGGATTGAGGGAGTGGCAATTTTTAGATTTTGTATTATATGTTGTAACGCCACTCCCGACATCCTACCAACTTTAGAAAGAGATTATATAATAATAATGTAAGGGGAGTTATTCAGACTTTTTTCCGTTTATTACTTTCTATTGTTATTCACCTTACACAATCGGGGTTACTGCCATTACCCTGTTCTCCGAACCCTCAGTCTAATTCCTGGTACTGGGGGTTCTTTTTTTATGCATACAATCAAATATTAGTAATGTACATATAATATAGTATAAGAGGAAATATTATGGGTAAGAAGAAAATAAGCGTAGAAGTGCCTGATTACTTTAGTGTAAAACACTACAAGTCTATGGGTCAATACGAACATCAAGAAGAGCTGGATAAAATCGTTTCGGTGGTAGTCGCTACTACTGAACATTCAGAAGAAGAGGTAATGGAATGGGCATTACCTGACCTTGTATCTATATACAAAGGTATAAGTGGAATACTTAATGACATAACACCTACATTCTACCCAGTGTTTGAATTCAAAGGTGTAAATTATGGATTCCAACCTTTATCCAAGATGAGTGTCGGTGAGTGGATTGACTTATCAAGTAGAATGGAAGACCCTATAAAGAATATGGAAGCGATTCTATCAATCTTATATAGACCCATTACGGAAAGCAAATTCGATGGGCTAGAGTGGAAGACTAAATCATACATTAAAACCCTTGTAGGTAAAGCAGAATCGTTGTTTAAGTACTATAAGATAGAAGAGTATGATTCAGAGAAAAGAGAGTGGAGAGAAGAGATATTCCAAGACCTACCAATTGAGTACGCATTAGGTTGTTATAGTTTTTTTTTGACTTTTACTCTAATGTTGGAAAAAGATATTCTGTCTTATTCGGAGATAGCGGAAGAGCTGAAGATGGAGATGATGAGGGAGATAGACGACGCAATAACGGGCCTACAATCCAACAACACTATGGATGGTTATTCATATTACGAAACGTGGAAACAGGAAAGCTCCTCGACATTACGGGAGCAAAAACAATAATGGATGTCAACATTAACTTCTTCCTTACTTGGTTATCTATGGAAGTAGAGATTAACAAAGAAGAAGAAAAGAGACAACGACAAATAGAAGCAGCACAAAAGGCAAGACGATGAAAACATACTTAGAAATAGTAGACAAATTCCAATCAGCAGCTAACTACCATACAGCTATCAATTCATTTGGTCATGGTAGTTTAGATAAGCTGAATGATAATGTAAATATAAACTATCCTTTACTTTACGTTAGACCACTTGCATCTCAAGGTGTACAACCCTATGGGCAAAGACAATTAACATTTGAGGTGTATGTGTTGGACATTCCTAAATTGGATAGGACTACTGATATTCAAACAATGTCAGATGCTGAAAGAATGTTGTATGATGTATATACCTTCTTCAGAGATGGAGCAGAACAACAAACGTATGAGATTGGTATGACAGGCATTACACCTGTTCAAGAAGCTTTCCAAGACCGAGTATTTGGTTGGGTAGGTATCTTCAATGTTGTAACTGATTCAAGTGGTTTAACAATATGTAATATTCCAACTAATATGTAATGGAGTAATTGATGGCTAACTTTGAAAGAATAAAAGATGTAGTTTTAACTTATACAGATGAGTATGCAAGAGAATTCGCTAATGAAGCTCCTGTTGATACTGGTAGGTTAAAGAACTCTTATAGAGGTGTAGCACAATTACAAGAGAATAAATTTACCATTGAGATATATGGTGAGTACTATGGACCATTCCAATCTTATGGTGTAGGTCCAGCAGTTAGTCCATTGACTGTGCCAGAAGGAATTAATCCACCTCCATTGAATGGAAGTACTTATATGTTCAAGAATCCAAACCGATACATCAAGGCAAATCCATATATGCAACGAGCATCAGATAGGGTAACACCAAGGTTTGAAAAAGCATTGACTGAGGCTGGAGTAAAAGACGTAGAAGAATTTTTTAATGATTTATCTAAAATAAAGGTATCATAATGGCAATTACACAAAGACAATCACCAACAACGCCTAATATGGTTGAGTCTGATTTAATATATGCAGTCTCATCCAACAATGGTAGTAGACCACAATTTCAGTTTGTAGCTAAGATTAGAGACAAAGATAATAATGAGGTAGTTATAAAACAACAACCAGTTCCAACTGGTACATTACCTGCTGCTAAGGGTGTTTTTAACATCTCTCAGATAGCAAGAGACTATATGGGTAACGATACCCCTTGGAAGACTCAGAAAGTCTCTCAGAACGAATCTTGTAATGAGTTTGATGTTATCTTCTTTGAAGAGACTGGTTCATCAGTATCATCATCAGTTAGTATTGTAAATGGTACGTCAGGTTCTTCAGTATACCTTATTGATGGTGTAGTTGAAATGAATAGTGGTGATTGGAATTGGGCTAGTGGTTCTTACTATGTTAAAGAAAGAGCGTCAGTTGCTAATTCATTCTCACATCAGAACGCATTAACTACCTCACCTATTTCACAAAGTATTAGAGAGGATGAGTACGCAACCATCTCTATTATCAATGGTAACTTTGATGGTGACAACGGAAACGCTCAAGATATACATACTATACAAGTAAGTTTCTTTGATGAAGGTAGAACACCACAAACTGTATTCTCATGGCCTAATACAACTGGTAATGGTGGTGGACCAAGAAGTGGTTCAGTACAACCATGGCAGGATGCATATGATGAACAAACTGCAGCAACAAGAATGATTCACGTTGCGGCAGGACCACAAAACCTTATTGATAGAGGTCTTAGTATACCAGCTGATTGGGCATCTTATAAAGTAGAAGCGTTTAGTCAAGATGATGCTGGATTAGATAATTCAAATGGTATATGGTTTCAAAGATGGTTTACAAGACAAGAGCCAGAGTGTGATTATGAAGGTACACGATTCGCTTGGTTAAATGAATTGGGAGGCTGGGATTATTTTACATTCCCATTCGCTGTTGGTAAAAGTGATAGTATAGAAAGAAAGACTTACAAACAATCTTTTGTAGATTACTCATCAGCTAATTCATACCTTGTAGGATACGATAAGAGTAGAAGAGGTACTAACGTATTCTCTATAAACTACGATGAAACAAGGACTGCAGAATCAGATTATCTAACTCAAGAAGAGGCTGATTGGTTAAGAACATTGGTGGAAAGTCCCGATGTGTACATACAAGAAGGAAGTGATTTCTTACCTATCGTTATACAAACTGCGGATTACGAATACAAAACCAATCCAAGAACTCAGAAGTTATATAGATTGAGTTTGACATACAAATTAGCTAATAATAGAAGAAGTAGATAATATGAATAATGGACTAATTTTAAGATGTAGGCTATCAGATACTTCTTCCTTTGATTCAAGGGAGATATTTGATTTAGATACCTTCGAAGACATTGACTTTCGTTTAGATATATCAGCAATACAAAACAATGAGATTGGTTCTAACTTTGGTTTAGCTTCTCAAAACATTACCTTGCCTGGTTCTAAGAACAATAACAAGTTCTTTAAATCAGCCTTTAATGTAAACTCATTTGGAGTACGAGGATTCAAACAATCAGTTCCTTGTCAAGTACTACAAGATGGTGCAGAGGTATTCAATGGTAATCTAATCCTCAATGATGTTGTAACCGATGGAAGTTCAGATACCATATACAACGTAACATTGGTTAACGAGACTGTTGACTTCTCAACCTTGATTGCAGAACAATATCTGACGCAGTTAGATTTTTCTGATTTAACTCACACATATTCCCCAACGTCAATTACTGCATCGTTCGAAACCTCATCGTTTCTAAATGGTGATGTGTTTTATCCATTGGTAGAATATGGACAAGATGGAACAGTGCCTGATATGTACGCTATTGCAATGGGTGGTGGAACTGGTAAAGTAGATAATCCAAATACACCAATGTTGGTTCAACAATTCAAACCAGCGATTAGAGTAAAAGCTCTTGTAGATAAAATCTTTGATTCGGTAAACTATCAGTACTCATCATCATTCTTTGATACTGATGAGTTTAAGTCAATGTATATGTTGACTACCAATAGTGATAAGAATGGTATTGTTTTAAACTCTCCTACTGACGCAGGGTTTTCCGCAGGTGGTAGTAACTCTCTTAATCTTATAGGTCGACCGGCATCATTTGGTAAACTTGATTTCAATAGTGAAATATATGACCCAGGTAATTCATACGACCAATTCCTATCAGAGTTCACGGTTGTTAACACAGGTCAGTACGCATTCCAAGCATCACTTCCGTTTACACATGGACCTGCTGGACAAGGTGGATTTTGTGAATTAACTTTATATCTAAAAGTAAATGGTAGTATAGTAGCACAACAATGGTATAACATTACTCAAACTAACAATGGTACTATTGGATTCTCAACTGCTGGATTTAACCTAACGGCAGGTGATGTTGTTCAGTTAGATTACTACTATGAAGGATTTACAATTGGTCTTTCATCGGTAGATTTATTTATACCATCATCAAGAACATTTGGTACACTATATGCTCCAATTGCAACGGTAGGTGCCACTGTGGATATGTCACAACAATTCGACCCAAGTATCAAGTCATTAGATTTCCTAAAAGGATTGATTCAAAAGTTCAACTTGGTTATCGAACCTAAGAAGGATGAAAGAAACACCCTTATCATAGAGCCATTCAATACATGGGCTGATTCTGGTAGATTAAAAGATTGGAGTGATAAGTTTGATAGAGCTGAAAAGATATCTATTACTCATCCTATTCAATCACAACCTCTAAGAATTAAACTTGAGGATTCCTACGATAATGATGTATTGATTCAGTACGCTAAAAACAATTTTGATGATTTAAGACCTTATGGTTCTTGGACATACACATCAAATTCAGACATTCCAAGAGGAGAACGTAAGGTAGGTGGGTTCTTCTCACCAATTCCTACAAAAGGTATACCAGGCGCTCCTAATATGATTATTCCACTCTTGTATCGTTCGGAGGGAAGTGAATCAAAAGCATTTAAGTTTAAACCAAGGTTAGCATATCGTATAGACAATCAAGGAGCTGTTGGAGCAAGTCAAGGTAGATTCTTCCTTGCAGACCCAGTAACTGGTGTACCTCACGAGATTTCAAATTACTCTACGTTAGGTCCTATCCAACAATACCCTTCGAACAATTGTAATTCTATTCACTATGATGGTCAATGGTATCCATTCCATCAAGCAGTATCGGATGGATTTACACCATTTGGTGCATATAACTTGTATTGGGCTAGATACATTAATGAGTTGTATGATGATGAGGCAAGATTGTTGACCTTGAATATGAACTTTAAACCAACTGATTTAATTGATATTCAGTTGAATGATAAAATCTTCATAGACAACGCCTACTATCGTATTAATAAGATTAGTGGGTTCAACCTATCTAAACAAGATACTGTTACAGTAGAACTCTTAAAAGCGCCTGTCCGTAAGGCTCAGTATGGTAAAAGAAGAATATATGTAAATCAATACGATGATGGTCGTGATGTAGGTGTATTTGACCCAGGTGATTTTAAACCACAAGGTGATGTTGTTGTTAAAGACTTTGATACTGGTGATGTAGTTACCGATACTGATGTTTTAAGGAAATTTGCACTTGTTGAAGGATACCAATTTATTTCAAGTTCTGTTTATTGGAAATCAGAATTCAATAGAAATAATTTGAATGCAAACGCTGAACAGCAAATTAGAGGTTCAATAGATATAGACCCAACTGCAGGTGTAATCATTGGAGCAGCTGATAGTGGTTCTATTGGTCAAGATGTAGACAAGGCAATTATAATTGGTACTCAGATAAACATTGAAAGAGAAGTAAAGAATTCTTACATTGGTGGTAGTGATATCACTATTGGTTCTGGTTCTGACAATATATCAGTATTCTCATCAGTTAATTCTACAATTGGGCCAGGTACTTTAGATAGTACTTTATTATCTACTTCAGGTTCTTACTCTAATGGTACTTTAAATACTCAAATTGGTACATTTGCTTCTAACATTAGTAATGGAGCAATACAAAGTACTTTAATTGGTACGAGAGGTGTTAATTTAAATAGTGCAGCTAATACCTTTGAAAGAACTACCCACATTGGTGGTAATAAGTTTGAATACTACAATACAAGTTCTGGTGAGGATTACTCTAACTCAGTAGGGTTAGGTCAATTACCTGATGTACCAACTAACGCAGGTGTAGATAAAGCAAATAAGGTTATTATTGGAGATTCCCTATACACGGGTGGTGTATGGTTAAAGATTCAGAACAAAACAGCAACCGCTGGAGGTACTGATGATTTCATTGGAGATAACTCAACCTTTATGGTTAGTTATACATGGAGTGGTGCTAATGGAACGTATAATTTAACTTTACCTGATGCAAGTGTAAATAGAGGTAGATGGATGCAGTTCTTTACTGATGGTACATTCAATGGTTCAACAACCTTGAATCTTGTATCAAGTGGTTCTCAGTCTATCAATGGTAGTCCTGAGTTCCCTATTAACCAATCTTATAAAGGTGCTGGTATTATATCTGATGGTAATGATTGGTTTGTTATTGGAGGGGCTTAACCATGTGTAAAGAAATCTGGTATATTATTTCCCTTGAAAGCTTAGATGCTTAATTATATAAGTTATAAGGAAAGTTGGTCATGAATTGTAAGAATTTAAGAAAACTTTAACAATTAAATGAGTAAACGATAGGTTTTATTGATTAAACGAAAAGGAAAACTATGGCAACATTAACGTTCGGTGTAGAAGTGGATGCTGGGAATAGTCCCAAGACTCTAAAGTCTCTCAAGGATGAACTTGAGGCAATCAACGAAGAATTAGAACAAACGGAGATTGGCTCCAAGGCATTTACTAAACTATCTGACCAAGCCAGAGCAACATCTTCAGAGATTAAGACACTCGAAAAAACGTTCGAGGGGTTAGAACCTCAGCAAAAGACTGAAGCGTTCGTAAAAGGATTCGAGGCAGTTGCTGGTGCTGTTGCCGTAACGGCTGGTTCTATGGCACTCTTTGGTGTAGAGTCAGAGAAACTCGGTAAACTTGAAGAGAAGGTTCAGGGAGCGATTGCAATTGCAGTTGGTGCAAGAAGTATCGCAGAAGGTGCTTTACAAGCAAAAGTAGCCGCAAGATTGATTGCTGAGAAAGCGGCAACTGCTGCTACTAAAGCACAAATCGTAGTACAAAGGGCTCTGAACGTTGTCTTAGCTGCAAACCCAATTGGTCTTATCATTGCTGGTGTAACTGCAGCAGTTTTAGTCTTCACTAAGTTTGGTGATAAGATTATGGGATTCATCAAGACTGCACTTGGTCCGTTGAATACTGCATTAGAGAAAGCAGGTAAATTCCTTCGTATGGTAGGTTCAGCTATTGGTCTTGTTGCATCAGAAGAAGAACTTGCTGCTGAAAAAGCAAAAGAACTTTCGAATGCTAAGATTGAACAATACGAGAGAGAATTAAAGATTGCTAAAGCAAGGGGTGAAGATACTATTGAGATTGAAAAGAATATCATCAAAGAAAAGATGAAACTTTACGAACAAGATAGTAAAGAGTATAAAGACCTTCAGGCAGACTTATTAGCACTTACTGAACAACGAGAAAGGGAAGAAGAAGCTAAGAGAACAGCGGCCGCTCAAAAGAGACGAGAGGACTATGCTAATAGATTAAAAGAAGCTAAGAAGTTAGAAGAAGAGATTGCTAATGAAGCTGAATTAATTGGATTAGATGCAGAACAAAGAGCAATCGAGTTGGAGACTCGTAAATACGAACAACAACTTGCTACACTTAAAAAGTTCAATCTTGATACATCAGAACTTGAAAGATTACATCAAGACAACTTAGCAAAGATTCAGGCAGATGCTCAAGCAAAACGAGATGCAGATGCTAAGGCAGCAGACGATAAGAAAAAAGCTGAAGATGCTCAGAAAGAAAGTGATTACCAATCATTACTTACAAATATTCGTGATGCAAGAGCAGTAACTGAACAACAACAAAGAGACTTAGAACTCCTTAAACTTGGTGAGTACTATGACCAATTAATTACTGCAGCTCAAGAAGCAGGTTTAGCAACTCAAGATTTAGAAGATGCTAAGAACACTGCACTATCCTTGAAGAAGGATGAATTTAGAGAAAACGATAAACAAAAAGAAGAGGCATATCAACAGCAAATTGCTGATTTGACTATTGGTGCCGCTACTAACGTTATCTCCACTCTTGGGTCACTTAACGAGTTATTCGCAGGTGAAAGTGAAGCAGAACAAAAGAAAGCATTTAAAAGACAACAGGCATTACAAATTGCTCAGACAGTTATTGATACATTCCGTTCTGCGACTGGTGCATATTCATCACTTGCTGCTATACCAGTAGTAGGACCTGGTTTAGGTGCTATTGCAGCTGCGGCTGCTGTTGCTGCAGGTTTAGCAAATGTCAAGAAGATTAAATCTCAAAAGTTTGAAGGTACTGCCGCTAGTGGTGGTTCTACTCCATCAGCTGGTGGAGGTGGTGGTAGAGTAGGTTCTACTCCACAAGTTGGTTCAACAGGTACTATATCAATTCCTGAAGGTAGTATAAAGACTCCACAAGCTCCTCAAAATGGTAGTGGTGCTATCAAGACATATGTTTTAAGTGGAGATGTTTCCAATGGTCTTGAAGCTGATAGAAGAATTGAACAAAGAAGAACACTATAATTTGTATCAGTATTAGTTGTTAAACATATAATAATATGTAGGAGAGTACATGAAGAAATCGCCAAAAATTATTAAGCTAGATATCAACGAAGAGGATGAGTTCTCTGGTGTTGATGCTATTGCTTTAGTAGAGAGTCCAGCTATCGAAGCCGGATGGATGTTCTTCAATGACCAAAAGTTCGAATCTTATACTGATTACCCTGACGCAGTATCTAATAATGCTAAAAGAGGTATCGAGTTGAATGAGAAAGTCAACAATCGTTGTGCAACCCAAGTGGGCAAAGTAAGAGCGCAGCAGTTGGCTAAAAAAGAAGCAATATCAGTTGAAACGATTAAACGCATGTATTCTTACTTGTCAAGAGCAGAAGAATATTATGATGAGGGTAATACTGAGGCCTGTGGAACTATTTCATATTTGTTATGGGGTGGTCTTGCAGGTAAGAGATGGTCAGAGTCTAAATTAAAAGAACTTAACTTATTCCAGGGTGACCTTGATGTAAGTGACTTGCCTGATTATGTAAATCAACCAAGTGGTTCTATTATTGTCAAAGATGTCTATGGTATCGAAAGAGACAAAGACATGATTGATGGTGTAGTAGATTTATTATTACAAGTAGAAGACATTGAGAATCGTAAGAAGATGGTAGTAAAAGCTATTAGTGATTTTGCGTTAGAAGGTGTCTATTATGATTTAGATGATTTCCTACGAAGAGTAGGTGTTTCTATGTCAGACCTACAATTTGTAGAGAATGCTGGTGGATTTAGTGTTGGTGATTATGTATCATGGACATTTGCTGGTAGAGGTGAAGATGCAGATAGAGGTAGAGGACAAATAGTTGACTTGAGAATTCAAGGTGAGGTACAAGTACCTGAAACTGATGTCACACTTACTGCAAGTGAGGAAGAGCCAGTAGCACTTATCAGAACTCGTAGTGGTCAAATCGTAGGACAATACACAAGAAACCTCAGACAAATTCAAAAGCCAGAAGGTTTTGTAAAACCAAGAGCAGGTGAAGGTGAGGATGAATTTATTTCTCGTTGTATGTCTGATTTGAATGTAGAGTTCCCTGATGAAGACCAAAGAGCTGCAGTATGTTACTCATATTGGAGAGAAGGATTCGAAGCAAAGACCGAAGATTACATGACTCAGTTGTTCGACTTTTTAGGATACATTGACGAACTACCAGTTTATTCAACTCCAGAGGAAGCTATGGAAGTTTCTAAAATCGCAGGATGTGAGGGGTATCACGAACACCAATTAGGTGAACTTACAGTCTATATGCCATGTGAATCTCACGAAGAAAGTTGGGATTCTCTACTTAAAGAATTATATGAGTCTTGGAAAGCATCTAAATACAAGTCTTGGAATGATTTAAGTGAGGATGATAAAGATAATCTTTTAGCTTACTTAGATAAAGTTGCAGTTTATGCTCCTAATAGAGACCAATTCAATGATGTAAAAACATCTAAGATAAATGGTGTAGATATTAGTGGTCTTGGTGTTAGTTTCTTGGATACACCAAATACAAAATATAGATACCAATACGATGGTCCAGTTGATTCTAAAAATCGTGACTTTTGTCGTATCTTAATGGAAAGATATACTCGAAGAGGTAAAGTGTTCAGAAAAGAGGACATTAATAATATGTCTTTTGCTGGTGTTAATACCGGCTTTGGACCAAATGGTATCAATGAATATAATATATTCCTATATAGAGGTGGAAACAATTGTAGACATACTTGGAAAACAGTAACTTATAGTCGTGAAAATGGTAAGTGGGATGATTCAACCAAAGTTGTTGAGTCAATTGCTAACTTGATAGATGTTACTCCAAGAAGTCCACAAACTACCTTAGAAGGTACAATTCTTGGTCCTCTTGCTATTGGTACACAATTCAGTAAACAAGAGTTCGCTGAACAACAAATCGTTGCTGGTCCGTTTATGATTCCAAATAAACTGATTTATCGTAACGATGAGAATGGAGAATACTATGTGTATTTCTCCGATGAGACTATTAAAAAGATTGCATACAAGTATATGCAAAGAAAATATACGGATTCTACAAACTTAGAACATCTTTCTGAGTTAGCACTTGACGATGTATTCGTTGTTGAGAGCTGGTTAGTAGAAGACCCGAAACGAGACAAATCCCTCATCTATTCAGGTGGGGAGGAGTATCCTAAAGGAACTTGGTACGGACTTATGAAAGTCAAGAACAAGGAAATTTGGGACAATTATGTTAAATCAGGTTTAGTTAAAGGATTCTCGGTGGAAGGATTTTTCATTGATGAATTATTAAACAAAACCAAAGTTTGACATACTTATATAAAAGAATGGTGAACGAGATGCCAAATACCGAGATGGAATTCTGCGGAAAACATAAGGTGAATGGGTTCGTTCTAATTCAGATGTTTAACAACTAATAAAAAAGGATTGACCTATGAGTTCAATGAAAGAATTAGTAAAGAAGCACTTCAACTTGGTTGATGCTCCTGCTAAAGAATCTTTTGGAGAAATTATGACTGCTGACGGTCAGTTGACTCTTACCTATGAAGGTGACGAGTTGGCTCAAGGTCTTGCTGTTTTTGTTGTTACTGAAGATGGTAATGTTCCCGCACCAGATGGCGAGCACGCACTCGAAGGTGGGATTACTATTGTAACAGCAGATGGTAAGATTGAAGCAATCAAAGAAACTCCTGCAGAGGAAGCTCCTGCAGAAGGTGAAGAAGTAACTGCCGAAGAACATGAAGATGAAGAAATGGAAGTAGCTGAATCACCTGCAGAAGCAGTAGCAGAAGTTGTATCAGATGAAGTTGCTGAAGAAGTAGCTGAAGTAGTAGAAGAAGCAATCTCAGAAGAGATTGTTATTGCTGTTGCTGAAGCTGTATCAGAAGCAGTTGGTGAAATGATGAAAAAATACGAAGAGAGAATGGCTGCCCTTGAGGGTAAGTTTAGTTCTTTTGCATCAGCACCTGCAACTGAAAAGACAAACGCTAGAAAGTCTAGCACAACAAAATTCAATAGTGATGTAGCTCCCGCTAAAAACCAAGCATTGGTTGAGAAGTTCATCGCTTTAAAAACAAGAAAATAATTTAAAGAGGTATTATTATGGCATTTGATGTATCTGCATTAAGTCCTTTCAACAACGAAACCGCTGGTGAGATGTTTGTAAAGGCAATCATGGAGGGAAGTACGATAGAATACGCTACTGTAAAGGAAGGCGTTAAGTACAAAGAACCCATTAATTTATTCGAAGTTGACCTTGACATCGTAGATGGTCGTGGTTGTGTAACTGCATTGGCAGGAACTTCATCATTCACTCAACGTGACATCGAAGTATGTCAGCGTTCATCTCACGATGGTTTATGTCTTCGTGACTTAGATACTAAGTATTTAGGTGTAATGCAACCAGAAGGTTCTTACAACGAATCATTTACTTTGGTACAAGAGTACTCTGAGCAAATCGTAAAAGGATTTCAACGTGCAAACGACCAATTCATTTGGGGTGCTACTACTGGTGCTGGTGACTGTGTTGATGGTTTGAAAACTATCATCTCTGGTTCTACTACTGGTGTAGTTGTTCCTAGCTCAATCACTGGTTCTGCTCCAACTTCAACTACTATCGGTGACAACGTTGATGTAATGATTGAAAACTTGGCAGCTGACGTACAAGATAGAGAAGATTTGACTGTATTCATGTCAATCACTAACTTCCGTAAGTACATTACTTGGTTGAGAAATGAAAACAACTATCACTACGACCCAAGTGCAGTTGAGAATCGTGTAAACTTTATGGCTATGAAGCACCCATTTACACCAAACGTAACTATCGTTGGTACAATTGGTCTTCAAGGTTCTAACCGAATGGTTCTCGGACCTGCTAAGCACATCGTAGTTGGTACTGACTTATTGTCAGACGTATCTAATTTCCAATTATGGTACGATATCAACGATGATAAGTTGAAACACAGAGTAGTAACTAAACTTGGTATGAATATTGCTTATCCAGAATTCTGGGTTAGTAACGACCAAGCCTAATTGTTGAAATTAATAAAAAAAGGATAAGATATGAGTACTTGTGATATTACATCAGGATTTACACTAGGTTGTCGTGACAACACTGGTGGATTAAAGAACATCTATATCTTGTCTGGCTCTATTGATTCAACAAGTGGTACGACTGGTTTGCTTAGTGTAATTAGTGGTTCAGGTAGTTTCTACAAATTTGAATTGACTCGTCAAACAGGTGATTTCACCGAGGCAATCAACTCAAACGTAGAAAACGGAACTATTTTCTATGAGCAAACTGTAAACGCACCATTCCATAAGCTTCAGTCCTCAACTCGTAACCAAGTAAGAGTTCTCGCTAAAAACCCAGATATCAGAATGATTGTTGAAACAAACAATGGTTCAGAAGATGGTGTTGGCGTTTTCTTCTTATTAGGTCAAACTCGTGGATTGTCACTTAGTGGTGGACAAGGCCAGACAGGTACTGCTTTTGGTGATTTGAATGGATATACTCTTACCTTTACAGGTCAAGAGCCCGAACCAGCGTCAGAACTTTCGGGTTCTTCGTTGGCTGGAGTCCTTTCAGGTATCAGCATTAACGGCGGAGTCTAATATTTATATAATAGTATGATGGGGGGGATTATTCCCCCCCTTCTACTATTTACTTGGGAAATAAAATGATAAAACTTACACCATCATCATCAAATGTATTTGCTTTTCAACCCACAGCTTCATTCGCTGATGGGTCTTCGTTTGTATATAAGTTTACGGATGTATTTTCTCAAGAAGAATTTGAAGGAGTTGCAACTGGCTCCAAATATGGTAATTGGATAGAATTACCAATAACACTTTCAACATCATCGATTGTTAGTGTAAACACTTCTACACTTCCTCTTGGTGGAGGAACTTATGAATTAAAGGTTTATAAGGGTGTTGGAGGAGATGCGATTTGGAGTACCGAATCAAGAAAATGGAGTTTGATATCAGACACATGGTCAACGATAGAAAGCATATCATCTTCAGGAAACGCAATATGGACCTCAAGAGCGTGGGTTTCGGAGAGTATTGATAGAATGAACTATTCTTCTACTAATGAAAACGCAGCTTATGTGGTGTATCAAGGATAATGGATATGGAAAAAAATAAACATAAGTTTTCAATAATTCCAAAATATGGGGAATACTATTACCCTGATGGGATGATGTTTGAAGACGATAAGGGAGACATAGTTTACTTTGGTGGTGACAATAAATTTCCACAACTCCTTATAGAATTATACCACAAGTCTTCAGTTCACTCTACTTGTGTAAATGCTAAACACCAAGCAGTAATAGGTCAAGGTCTTACAGGTCTTGACGAATCTATTTTAGAGACTGCAAATAAAGAAGGTGAAACTTGGAATGACATTTTCAACAAAGTAGCTTTAGACCGAGTTCTTTACGGAGGATTTGCTTTAGAGGTAATTTGGTCTAATGACAGAACAAGAATAGCTGAAGTATACCATCTTGATTATTCATATGTAAGGGCACATAAATGTGACCATAGAGGGAATGTACCTGGTTATTACGTTTGGAATGGCTGGGGTAAGAACAAATCAATAGTTCCCTATAAAAAAGATATTCCCTATCTACCAAAATTTTCAAAGGTAGATAGAACATCACCATCTCAAGTATTTTATTTCAAACCATATTCTTCAGGTTTGGATTATTACCCATTACCAGATTATATGGGTTCATTAAAGACTATTGAGTTGGATGTACAAGTGGATAACTTCCACACTAACAACTTAAAGAATGGACTTGCACCATCTCTTGCTATCACAACATTTACTGATGCTAATGATGAAGATAGAGAAGCAATCGAAAGAATGTTGAGACAGGCATACGCAGGAACTGATAACGCAGGTTCATTGATGTACATGGATGTAGCAAATAAAGACCAAGCACCAATAATCACACCGATTCCACAAAATGGTGCTGATGGTTACTATACAACTGTAAATGATATGGTAACTCAGAAGATTCTAACAGGACATAGAATTACATCCCCTATGTTGTTAGGTATCAAAACTGAGGGTCAATTGGGTGGTAGAACTGAATTACTTGACGCCTACCAACACTTCTTGACTACTGTGATATATCCTATGCAGTCAGACATTTTAAAGACGTTTGAGAGTATTTTTAAAATTAATGGAGTTGACACAACTCTTGGTATTCAACAAATCCAACTATTTGAAGATGGTGAACAAATTGATGTGGTGACATCAGTTGAGTCGGATGTAGCAGAATCAGATGTATTGGAAGCTAAAGTAGAGGGAGTAGAATAATGACGACTACACTTTTCATATCAGAAAACAAGTTGAAAAACTTCTCTGATTTAAATAACGGCCTCGACCCAGACTTGTTGAAAAACGCAGTTCGTGAAGGTCAAGACATTCATATTCAAAGAATGTTGGGTAACAAGTTATACCTTGAGATGATTGATAGAGTCAACAACTCAAATGTAACAGGCAACTATCTAATCCTAATGGGTTATATACAAGATGCATTGTTATATTGGGCTTACTACGAAGCTCTCGAATCAATTTGGTTGAGACCAAGAAACAATGGATTGTTAATTCCACAAGGTGGTGCAGAAGCAACTGCTGCTGATACTGCTATTTACGATAAAAAAAGACAATCAGTAAAAAATAAAGCTGAATGGTATGGTGAAAGAATGGTTGGTTATCTAATTGATAATGAGACACTCTTTCCTGAGTTTGGTACTGAGACTGGTATGGAGATAGTTCCTGACCAAAGTAGTCAGTTTAAATCACCATTCGTTACAAGAAGTGGGTATGTTGACCAAATGGAAAAACTTGGTGTTAAAGTTATTGACTCACGATATAAATATTTACCACAATAAGAGGATACACGATGGGATTTAATTTAACAAACGAAAGAATACAAGACACCTACGAACAACTATTACAAATTAGTGGGTCTACTATTGTGGATGGGACAGGGAGTGTTGCTCCTATTCTTATTACATCTGCATCATACGCAGTAACTGCTTCATTCGCATTGAATGCTGGTGATATAGATACATCATCTCTTACTCCATTAACAACGTTCAATGCATATACAAGTTCTAATGATAGTAGAGTTGATTCATTAACAGCTGCTACATCATCTTATTTAACCTCAGCTGATATTGCTGGTAAGTTAGATACAAGTACATTCAATTCTTATACGTCATCTAATGATAGTAAGGTTGATGCTTTGATTGCGGCTACCTCATCGTATTTAACATCACTTCCAAGTGGTGTAATTAGTTCATCGGCTCAGATTGCTGACGATATTAGTGGTTCATTTACTTCTACTTCAGCATCTCTTGCGGCTGATATTGCTACAAATAAAGGTAACATCTCTACACAAACATCTCGTGTAGATAGTTTAGTATCAGCAACATCCTCTTACGCAGTCAAAGTAGAGAACAATACATTTAGTGGTTTACAAACCTTCAATAATATTGCAGTCAATGGAACTGCAAGTATTGGTTACTTACAATCAGTAACTGGTTCTGCTAAAGTAATCGGTGATGCTTACATCATTCTAAACAACGATACACCTGCTCAAAGATATGCTGGTGTAAAAGTATTTGATAGTGGTTCTACTAACAACAGTGCATCATTTGAGTTTGATGGACAAACAAACGATTGGTTCTACGAATACACCGATGATGGTGGTGCAACCGAAGAGTTTGGTGTTGTGATGTTCGGACCTGGATACAATACAAGAGGTTCTCACGTATATCCATCAAACAATACAATACTAAAAGGAACTGGTGACCACCACATTGTAGACTCAATTATCACCGATGATGGTTCAACAGTAACAGTAGGTGGTGATATAGAAGGTAATGTAGTAACGGCAAATACTTATTTTGCTGGTGATTTGATAGGAACTGCAAGTCTTGCTAGTACAGCATCATACGCATTGAATGCAACGCCGCCCGGACTTGTAAGTGGTACTGGTACTGATTCTATACAATCATCTGCTGACCTCACTACTACACCAGCAACTGCAAGTAATCTTGAAAGTATCGCTATTGGTGATGGTGCAAGTGCTACTGGAGAGTATTCTATATCAATAGGTTCTGACTCAACTGCTACTGGTAATGAATCTATTTCCATTGGTAAAACCTCAGGCCGTGGTGTTGGTCCAGACTTTCGTTCAATAGCTATTGGTTCGGATGTCTATGCAAATGGTAGTTATTCAGTTATAATTGGTAGTAGTACTGAAACTGAAGCTAATTATACGACTATTATAGGTTATGACGCTGCAGGTGGGGGTAACGAAGGTTCAACAGCATTAGGTTATCAAGCATTATCTCGTGGTCAAAATTCAACAGCAGTTGGTGCATCATCCCGTGCAGATGGTCAACAAGCTATTGCTATTGGTTATAGTAATATTGCAGATTATACTAATAATATTATCATTGGTAATAGTATTAATGCTACTGATAATAACGAAATCAACATTGGTAATAAGTTTAAATACGATGGAACGTCAGAGGTAAGACTTGAAGGTAACGTTAGCACAAGTGGTTCAATCGTAGTAAGTGGTTCTATCACATTAGGTTCAGAAGACATTGTAAACGTATCAAGTGGTTCTGCTACTGGTTCGTTGATAGATAACATCCACCCAGCAATCGCAAGTGGCTCTACTGCAATCAAACACATTGTAACTTTAACTCAAGACCAATATACTTCTTTGAGTGGTAGTGGTAATGTTAATGATGATACTTACTATATTGTAACTGATGGTACTGCAACTGTATGGAATAATAATCTACAAGTAAATGGTCAGATAAATACACCAATATTTGCTGGTTCTATTGCATCATCTACCTCATCAATTGATTTCGATGGTGGTAACTTTGCGACATTGAATTGTGCTAGTTCAACTTTCTTGGCAAACCCATCAAGTTTGAAGAGTGGTACTACATATACTATCATCATCACAAATGGTGCAAACATTAGTGGTTATGGAACTTCTTGGAAGTTTGCAGGTGGTACTGAACCAACACTTTCAGCAAATACTGATGTCTTGACTTGTGTAAGTGATGGTACTTCATTGTACGCTACTGCACTTGCTGACTTCTCATAAATAAAAGGATAGATATGGCTACATTTTATAAAGGAACTACACCCATACTTAACCCAGCTAAAATAGGTGGTGAAGCGCCTGTAAGGGTTTATCAAGGAGGAGCTGCATTAGGAAATGTTCCTAAAGTGGGTGATGATGTTGGATATGGTTATATCTATAAAGTCGATGATAATGGTCAGGCCATGGTTGTATCAAACGAAGATTATACGGGTTCTTTATCATCTCCATATCTTTTTCAATGGTCCAATGGTTTTTGTTCAATAAGTCCAGCAGAATCCTTAACCGATGGTAGACAAAATATGTATAACTTGTGGTATAATTCAACTGGAGGTTGTCTATTCCAATTAGGTTATGATGTATATGAAAATTTGTATATAACTGGCTCTTTGTGGGGTGGGGAAGGTGGATGGTACATCCCTGCTGAAAATGAGTTAGAAGAAGTATATAATAGTGGTGTATTGTTTTCTGGAAGATATACTTCAGGAGATGGTGGATATTATTTTTCATCAACAGGTGATTTAGGTATTGGGGCAAATCCTTATGGTAGAATGCTATCATTCAATACAGGGGTTTGGGCTAATAGTAGTGAGTCTGACCCTGATGCAAGATGTAGATTGATAAGGAGACTTTGATATGGAAATAAAAGATACTGTCGCTAACGCAACAACAATGGGTGGTATATTCGCATACTTGATGCAGATTCAAGGTGAATTAACTGTTTTACTTTTACTTACAGGTTTACTATTGAATCTAACTCGTTTAGTCGATTGGTTTAGAAAGAAAAAAGGATAAGATATGTTTACACCAATAGGATTTTATGCAGCAGCAGCAGGTGGTGGAATAGTCACCGATAACCTACAACAATGGTTACAAGTGGAGACAGGAACTGAAGGTGGTACACTTGGTGATAGTAGTGGTAATGGTAACAATGCTACTAAATATGGTGGTAGTGATATTCTTTACGATACCGTGAATAAATGGTGGGATATAACTGCTGATGATACTGATGACCGTATAGATAGTGAATATCAACCTGCTAACTGGCTTGGGTCTTGGACTATCGAGTGTTGGATAAATATGACATCACTTGAAGGTGGTGCATGTTCAATCGTTGGTAATAGAGAGACTGCAGGTACGAACTTTTGGATTCTTGCTGCTAACGAAGGTAATGGTAAGATTGAGATTTATTGGATTGGTGGTGGTGAAACTGCTATATCACCAACTCCAGCATCTTCTTACTTTGACTCACAATGGCATCACGTTGTAGCAACTCACGATGGTTCTACTATGAAATTATATGTTGACAAAACTGAAGTAGGTAGTGCATCGACATCGGGTCGTACAGCACCAACGAATGGAAACAATCTAAGTCTAATGGGTAGGTATATAACTAATAGATGGTGGGATGATGCCCTATTCGGTTCTTATAGACTTTACTCATCAGATATCGGTTCTGCAGGTATTACACAAAACTACGATGCAGAGAAATCACATTATGGTTTATAACCAACATTAGATTTTAGTTAAACTCCCACCTGAAAGATGGTGTCTATATATAAATGAGGGGCTTCGTGCCCCTTTTCTTTTGCGCAAAAAGAAACCCCTAACTAAGATGAACACAACTTCGGAAGTTAGGGGTTTCAGAATCCAAAAGTAAAATTTAGGAGATACAAATAGGTGGCTTAATTCCCAATTGAATCTTCTACTATATTATATGTCAGAAAAAAAAGTTGGTCTAATTTATCGTTTATTTCGGTTTTTACATATTTATATGTATAACCCAAAGTAAAAATAAGGAGACAAATTGGACATGAATTCATACCTACAAGAGAATTGGAAGCAAATCCGTAAAAAAGTTCAAGCAGTAACAAGAGGGCATCAGAATACTGATGACTTACTAAGTGACTTAGTGATGGTTTTATTAGAGAAACCTAAAGAATATCAAATGAGCTTATTAGAAAACAATAAGGTCCACCATTGGTTCACCTCATCAGCTCAACTACAATTTAAATCTAAAACATCGCCATTTTGGTACAAGTATAAGAAGTTTCAATCTGATACTACTGAGATTAAAGATTGGTTAATTTACTATGATGAAGAGCAAGAAGATGTTAAGGAAGAAATCATTGAATTTATCAAGAAAGAGTTAGACCTATATAATATATATGAGAGGACACTTGCTATCGAGCATATTCTTGGTGGGCAATCTTATTCAGAGATTGGTAGAGAATATGGTATCAATCGTAGATACATAAGTGAAACAGTAACTCCTGTCAAAGAAGAAATATTTAATAAAGTGAGGTCAAAATGGAAGAATTTTTAGCATACATTGGTATCGTATCCCTCATTGGGGGATTTGGTTGGTTAGGATATTGGTTGTTCAAAAGAATCAAATGGAAGAACCCTATCCAGTCTTACATTAGAAAAGAAGTTATGAATTATTTAGAAGAGTTAAGAAATGATTGAGGTAGTTGGTATTGCAGTCTTAGTTAATCTATTTACACATTGGTTCAGACCAATACAATGGGTTAAAGAGAAGATTGGGTGGTATAGACTACCTGATTTGTTTATGCACTTAAATTGTAGTAAGTGTTTAGGATTATGGGTTGGATTGATAGTTACTCAGAACATTTATCTTGCAGCAATTACATCCTTATTGTCTTATTTGATAGACAACACAATTTATTTTGTTGATAATAAACGTAAAGAATATTAATATGGCAAAGATAGAACCAAAGTTACCAAAGAATGAATTTAACAAACTCGTTAATGAGTGGGTTGAGTTTAAGAAGAAGTCTCCCTCAAGGATTCCGAGAGATTTGACTTATAAGTTATATAATCAGTTATTCAATGTTAAACAAAGAGATGTAAATGCATGCACTTGCCTTGACCGTGATTCTGATTATAAAGTTACAAAAGAATTAGAGAAATATCTAAAATTAGACCCTTTACCAATTGAATCAAATGTTAAGATTGATATGTCTTCTATGACTTCAGGTGGTGATGTTTTAAAAGTTTACGATGAAGAAGAAAAACCAAAACCAAAAAGAAAGTACACTCGCAAAAAGAAGGCAAGTACCAAAACCCCTATCGAACGAGACGATAGTTCACAATAGTGGTGAGGACCTTTGGAATTATCTTTTCTATGGCACAAAGCTAGAGAATTGTGATGATACATCTTCTGATGTTTCAGATTGGTATGATGAAGGTATTCGATGGATACTTGATGAACTTTTAGATGGTGAGATGTATGAGGTTGTAGAAGATAATCCTGTTTATGTATACACCTCTTTAGGTAGATTTGCTAATATCAAGTCTAAAGGATGGAGACATTTAAATCTACAATGTCATAGTATTGCTGGTAATATGACAGGTGGTGCATTCTCAATGACTAAGCTTGTAAAGGAAAGATGGGGTATTGAGTTAAAATACGATACTCTTCATAAGGAGTCTAAGAAATGGATTAAAGTTAGGATAGAACCTAAAAAGAAAAGGAAATAATTATGGGCCGAAAACAAGGTAATACAAACGATAGGTATAAAGCAATCTTAGCTGATTGTATGATAAGAATATCAAGGGATAATTACTCTCACAAACAATGGTGTGAGTATGCTTCTGAGAAGTATGATATAACCATAAGACGTACAGAGATGATTTGGTCACAATGTTGGTCAGATATTAAAGACAAGTTTGCAAAAGACGCTGAGACCAATCTATTACAAGCAGTAGCAAGACTTGATGACTTATATGCTCAAGCAACTGAACAAGGTGGAGATTGGAATACAAGAGCTAACATTTTAAGAGAGCGTCATAAGTTATTAGGGCTGGGAGTAGAGAAGCATGAAGTTAAGTCTGACATCAAGTTATCTTTTGACTTTGATGAGTAATGCTTATCTTTAATCATTCTAAATTAGAAAAAAAGATACTGAAATACTTGACTTTCTCAGGAACTTTTCGTATATTGTGTTAGTATAATAAATAAATCTATTAGATATGTTAGTAAAAGCAGACAAATGGTTAGTTCTTGAGGATGGAACTTGTATGAACCTTGACAATGGTGGTATTCTTTGGGCAAGTAAGAATCAAAAAGGTCAGAAGCATTTCAAATTAATTGATGATAAGGGTAAGACCCACTTCTACCTTCAGAGAGACTTGTTAAATGAAAGAAGAGAAATTGAAAGGGTTGAAAGAGCTATAGCAGCTCAAATGGATTATGAAGAATATGGGGATAATGTAATTAGTCAGCATATTGAAGGTATTCCTCAAATTGTAGAAGACTTTCAAGATTCAGTTGAGGTTTCATATGAAGAAGCAAATAAGAAACTGAAGCACTCTATTGTGAATAGTAAATCTAAAGAAGAGAAACTAAAGAACAAAGAGGTCAGAGATAACATTAAAACGATTATGGACTTCATAGAATCATAATATGAAACTAACCGGCTTTAAACCATACACTAAACAAAAAGAGGTCATAGAGAGCATTATCAACTCAGATAATGTATTCCATACTATGGTTACAGGTCGTCAATCTGGGAAATCCACAACACTAATGGGGTTGTTGCTATATTACTCTATAAATAAAGCAAAATCAACTTCGTTGTGGGTTTCACCAGTATATAGCCAAATTAATAAAGTTCTAACCCAAATAATGGATGCATTGGGTGATAGTGGTGCAATTGTATCAGCTAACAAGGCTAATTACGAAATCAAACTCGTAAATGGTTCTATGATATACTTTAGGTCAGCTGAGAGAGCAGATACCATTCGTGGTCTTGCAATTGATTACCTATTCATTGATGAGTCACAAGACATCAAGACATCAGACTTTCAGAAATCTATTCTACCTACTATTACAGCAAGAGGAAAGAAATGTGTATTGGGTGGTACTCCTAAAAAGAAGAACTTCTTTCATGACTATTACCAAATGGGTAAGTCAAATGAGTTCCCTAATCATAAGTCTTATAACTTCCCATCGTGGGAATCTCCTTATGTATCAAAAGACTTTATAGAAGAGCAGAAGAAGTCTCTGCCAGAAAATATCTTTAAACAAGAGTTTGAGGCTATCTTTATTGATGATGATGGTCAAGTATTCAAAGGATTGGGAAATGTCCTTATAAACGATGCCTGGCCCCAAAGAACAAATGGATTGAATGTTTACGCTGGATTGGATATTGGAACAAGAGAAGATTACTCAGTCCTAACTATTATAGATGAGATGGGTAGAGTACTTTTTGTTTGGAGAGATAGACATATAGAATATTCACGAATAGTAGAACGAGTAGTAGAGTTATGTAAACAATACAACGTAAGAGAATTACTTGTAGAATCCAATGGACCAGGTGATGTTATGTATGAGACCATAAAGAAACAATTCTCAAGAGCTGAACCACTATTCCAAACCAATGATACTAAGTCTAACATCATCAGAAGATTGATGACTGATATAGAGGATATATCAATTGAACTTCCTTCTGCTAAGTTATTCCCACCCTTATCAGATGAGATGGAGATATTTGAATATTCAATCCTACCATCAGGCAAGATTCGTTATGGACACCCAAATGGATTCCATGATGATACAGTCCTATCACTTGCAATGGCTAATTGGAGTAGAGTTAACCCAAAAAGAGGTGGAGGCATAAGGATTAGTTCATTACGATGATATTTATAATAGATTTTATGTTTAACCCATGGAATCATGCTAACCTTCCAAAACGAGAAACCCCTGACGAAAGTTGACCCATAACACTTTCAGATGGGGTTTTTTTATTTGGATTGACTTTAAATTACTCCATAA